GTATCTCCTCCTGCCGAGTTATTACTTGTATTAGTGCCTCTAGCACCTTTAGATCCAATTTCAACAGATACTATATAATTTTTTATTTTTTTATTAGATATATATGACATTCCCCCTGCACCACCTCCTCCAGAATGAAGATATGACTCAAGAGACTTACCACCGCCTCCTCCCCCACCAATAGAAACCATATGTGAGTAATAATCTTCATTAGTATTGGGAAAATCAATATTATACTTATAATTGTAATAATTTCTTTCTGAATCTGTTTTAGTATAATCATAACCATTTCTATTTAATGTTGTATTTTCAATTAATAACATCCAATAATATTTTGTAATTGTTACATCAACATAACCTTTAAATATTATAAATTTACTATAGGTATTTACATATTTTTTAAAGCTAAATCTAAAAGAAGCAGGTCCATAAAATTTATCAGTTATATTACTATATCCATATTTATAACCATCATAAACATAATACCACATATCACTTAAATCATTAATATAGTTTTCTGATTTAACAAGTGTCTTAAAATCATCAAGAGTATTAATTACATCTTTAAAACTTATATGGCCATATTTTTTTGCTAAATATGATTCAACTGATTTTTTTTCAGTTAAAGATAATTCTTTATCATAAAATATCATTTCTGCTACTTCCCAATTACTTATTTCATTATAAGATTTGCCCCCTGTAAATCTTCCCCAATTAATTGTTAATTGTACATTATAATTATTACTAGGTTGTGGATAATTTACTGAATTATAGTTAACATTATAATAACTAGTACAATCTTGGCCATTATATCTCGCAGTTGTTTGTGTTTCTACACCAATCATCCAATAATCCGGTTCAGAATGTTGACTGTTTGTTGTTGTAAACCATTTACTAATATAATTATAACTTCTACCAGCATTACCTCCGTGAAATCCCCACAATGTATTATTATTAATAGTACCATATGCTGCATCAAAGATTCTACCATTAAACGCAGTATAATTTTTATTACCAACATATCTAGCAACATAACAAAATGTATAATTAGTTGATAAATTTGGTGCAGTTTTTGAAATAGAAAAAGGCATTTTATATCCAGAATTATAATCCCCTTTAATAATGTTAAAAAAATTGTCACCTGTTGTTCCTTTTGTGCCTTTCTCAAAATAAGTTACTCTAGGTGTACCTTTATAATTAGTTATATTTCGCGAAGTTCTACCATAGGTTTCTTTCCATACTGTTACTACATCATTTACAATTTCTAAATACTCATATTCGACTTGATATCTAGCATATATATTACTTAATGCAGGAATATCATCAATATATGAAGAGGTGTTTTTAAAATTTGAAAATGATATTGAACCTGTATTTGGTATAGATGTGTTAAAATTATAATCAGGAATTTTACTAATATAAAAATTTTTTAATTTAATATTTTTACTATTTAAATTTTCATTTAAATTTAATGAATTATCAAAAACAGAAGCAATTTGCGAAAATTTTATATTTTTATTAGTAGGAACATTTGTGGGTTTTTCATCTAAAATAATACTTATTTCATAACCATAAATATCCCAACTTGAAAAACTTAAATAATGCTCCCCTCCAATTTTATTAACAACTAAACCATATTCCTTAAATGTTTTAAATTTTGTTAATCTATTACTATTAGATAAATTTAATTCATAAGCAACTTTAAGTTTATTTTCATCTGTTACAGTATTATTATAATCATTATTATAATAATTATTTAAACTATCTCTAGTTATAGATTGGTCTATTATTAATTCCCAATCATCATTTTTACCATAAATACGAAAATGAAATGGAAAATAACTTAAACTATCTTGATATGATGTTGGATTTACACTTTTATGATTTAACATAGAAAAAATACATTGTGTAATTAATATTTCATAAGGCAATTTTATTGTAATCCAATCTCCTTTATAATTACTATCTTTTATATAACTAGTACCATTATATGTAGATAATGAATTAAATGTGTTACTATCTAACGTATAATTATTATTTGCCCACATTGCTTCATAGTAATTATATCTAAATACATTTAAGGGTGTTTTTTTTTTAACATTATTTGAAGAATAGTTAACTTCATATTTTCCATTTCCATATATTTTGTTTTTTATGAAAAAATTTTTAAACAATAATTTTCTTGATTTAAATATAGGTGGATATTGTCTGACTTCTTTTAATAAATTATACTTTGTTAAATTATAAGATGTTAAATTATTATTTTTAATTTCATATACTAAATTATCTTCATTTAAAATAGTATTATTTAACTGTGATGTATTTCCATCAGTATCATATATAGTTGTTTTTAATTCTAAATTATTTTGATTATCAATAGTATTATATTTAACATAAACTTCACAAACTACAGGAGGTGCTCCATTATATTCTGTTGCACTATTTTCTAAATAAACATAATGATTTGTTAAGTAAGGTGTGTCATTAGTATGTGACCCATATATATAAGAAAAATTTAAATTTATTGTTGGATAATATAATTCTAAATTATTATTATATATTAATTGATCATTATTCGGTCCCTTATAATATTCACTTGTTTTATCTTTGAAACCATTAATATCTACACTAGATTTATAATAATGGACATAACTAGAAGAATATTCATTTGATGCATTATAATATGATAATTTTTCCATTTCACTTTTTTCAATTATTACCCATCTGTCTTTAAAATTGGCATCGTAATCACTGTCTCTTGTTACAAATAAGTAATATTCAACATTATCTGGATTAAACTGTATTGCCCATTCTTCATCATCATTTTCATTATTACCAATATTATAATTACCATTTATTGGATTTGTACCAAAAGTATTACCACTATACCATGTACTTCCAGCACTTCTCGCGGGTAAATGTTTTATTTTTGTCCAATTAGTAATTCCTGTACTTGCAAATAAATTTTCATAATTAGTTTTTATTTCTTTTCCAAATATTTCAAAATTAGACATTGCTAACTGGTTACTATTACCAATTTTAGCAACTATAAGTGCAAAATAATCATATGATTTAGAATTAGTTATTGATTTTGTATAAGCAATATTATCAATATTATTATATGATTCATATTCGGTATTATTTACCATAGTATCAATAATTTTTTCCCATTTATTGTTATAAAATCCATAAAATCTATATAATTTTGGTAAATTTTTTTTATTATTTATATCAAAATTCGCACATACAAATCTTATCTTTGTTGGTATTATGTTAACAGGCATTTTAATTGTTATCCAATCTCCATAAGTACCTAAATTTCCAAAATTATTATTACCAATGTAATTTCCATTATCATATTGATTTATTGCCCACTGTGCGTTATTATTTGTTGATGAAAAAACATAATAAGGACCTGAATTTTCAGTATAAGTAGAATATTCAACCTCATATGTACCATTGCCATAATAGTGATTATCAATATTGTGTATATTTTTTACAGTTTCATCTTGTTTTTTAAAATAGTATAATCTTGCAAAATCTGATGGATAAATATTTTCATTAGAAGTAATTTTGTTGTTTATATTCCAGTATATTTTAGTATATGATAAACCATTAAGAAAATCAGATATTTTGTAATTTAAGTCAAATTCAAATTCTATATATTTTTCGTAAATATTTTGATTTTTATTAATGCTTATTACATTATTATAATTTCCATTAATCATTTTAGTATAATCATTTGTATTATTTGTAATTATATTAAATTTATTATAAGTTGATTTTATGTTAGTGTCATAACTTAAAAATTTATTATCCTTATAATCTGATATAAGTTTATTTTCATTTAATACTATTTTTTTTATAACAATGTGTTCTTTATCATTTTCGTCAATAACAATTAATTCCCAAGTTCCTAAATCACTATCAATACTAATATCAGACCTATCAAAATAAATTAAAAATTGTTTAAAATCTGTTAATTTTGGTTTATCAGCAGTACCGACAAAATCAAATAATATATATGATGTATTATTTACTTGAATATTATTACCTGCTAAATATAAACTATTATAAGTAGCATTTACCTTTTTTCCTCCATCAACCCAATTATTTAAAAAAACCTCTGGTGTTAATGGATATTGTGCTGTAGATAAATTAGTTGTAATGTCTATTTGATAATTACCAGAACGTCTATCACCAGACCCCCAGTTTCCTAGACCAATAAATTCAAATTCTCGAATATCGGCATTTTGGTCAGTTGAGCCTGATATACCTTTAAGTTTTATTTTTTGTATTATTGGATTATAAAATGTAGTGTTATTTTCAATTAAATCAAAAGTTAAATTAGTTGTTATATTTATATTAGCAGACCTATCATCTTTGGAATAAAATTTTAAGTTACCAAATTCAATTTCATTAATATTAATATTGTTTTCGATATTTTGAGATATAACTTCAAATCGTATTTTTTTTAATTTATTCATTTAATTATATAAAGAAATTAAAATTATATTTATATATTATAAAATGCCCAGTTACTATGATATTATAGGAAATGATCTAATAGATAGTAATAATAATAAATATGACTTAAAAACAACTACATCGAATAAATATTTTGGTTTATATTTTAGTGCAAAATGGTGTGGTCCATGTAGACATTTCACACCAAAATTAATAGATTATTATAATAATTTAAATGGTACATTTGAAGTAATTTTTATTTCATTGGATAATAATGAGAAGGAATTTGCGGAATATTTTTCTAAAATGCCATGGAAATCTTTACCATTTGATAGTGAAAAATCTGAAAAATTATCAGATTTTTTTGGTGTTCAAGGGATACCAACATTAATACTTGTTGATAATTATGGTAATATTATTTCTAAAAATGGTAAGGAAATGATACAAGATAATAACTATATTTTAGAAAAAATAATGAGGAATTGTTACAATTATGCACTTTTTGAAACAGCAAATAGTTTAATTAGAGGACAAGGTGATGGTAGATTATCAGAAAACGATGCTTTAATTTTATTAGAAGTTATAAATAAAAAAGAAATAACTATAAGTGATTATAAAACAATATTATTTATATTACATAATTACAAATTTACTGATAAAGGAATTGATATATTTTTAACAAATTTAGAATAAAATTAATAATGTATTTTTTCAGTATTATTTTTCCAATTTTCAAAAGTTTTATAAGCATTTTGATTTTCAATTTTTATCATTTTTACTTCTCTATCATTAATATTTTTGGAGATTTCGTCATAAATTTTTTGGTCATCAAATCCAATTGAAGCAGCATCTTTTCTCGTATTTGCATAATAAACTGTTGGGATTCTGGACCAATAAATAGCAGATAAACACATTGGACATGGCTCACAACTAGTATATAAAACACAGTCACTTAAATTAAATGTATTTAGTGATTTACATGCATTTCTAATAGCAACAATTTCAGCATGAGCAGTGGGGTCATTATCAACAGTTACTTTATTATTACCATTAGAAACTATGTTGTTATCTTTAACAATAACTGCCCCAAAAGGACCACCGTCACTATTATTTGAATTTTCAATTGCTTTTTCCATATAAGTAGTATTCATTTTATCAATTTTTAATTTATAATATTTATTTAAAAAATCTGTCATTTTTTATATTATTATAATTACTAATTTTTAAATCATATTAAAATAATAGAATGGATATAGAAGTTAAACCAAATAAATGGACAACTGATAATAGAGTTGGGTTTACAAATGATATTTATAAAACCTTTAATCGGAACAATTATCCTAACAAACTAAAGGAAAAATGTAAATGTAGTGATAGCGAATGTGATATTGATATAAAAACAATACAACTTTTTCCACATCAAAGAATATTAAAAGATTTCTTACAGTTTGATAGTCCATATAGAGGTGTTCTTGCTTATCATGAACTTGGATCAGGTAAATCTGCTGCATCAATTGCTGCAGCGGAAGGTTTTGTCGAAAAAAGAAACATATATGTTTTAACACCTGCATCATTAGCGAAAAACTATGAAAATGAATTGTTAAAAATATCCACTACTGGTTTAAATATGAAAAAATCATGGAGTCAATTAAAAATAAAAGGTATGGGTAAATCTAAAGATTTATTGGAAAAATTAAAACAATATGGTATATCTGATAAATTTATTAAAAAAGATAACATTATATGGATACCATTATATCAAAATGATATGGATAAGGATGTTGATGTATTAAAGAAAAATATAAGTTATAAATCAATTAGTAAAGAAGATAAACAGCGTGTAGATGACACGATAATGCATATTATTAAAAATAAATATACATTTATTAGTTATAATGGTTTAACACAAAAATTAGTAACTGATTTAAATAAAAAAACTTTTAATAATTCTTTTGTAATAGTTGATGAAATTCATAATTTAATAAGTCGTATAGTAAATGGTTCAAAACTTGCAAGAGGTATTTATAATAATTTAATGACTTCTGAAAATTGTAAATTGGTATTATTATCAGGTACTCCTATTATAAATAATCCATTTGAAATTGCGTCCTTATTAAATTTAGTAAGAGGTCCTATGACTATTTATAATTTTAAATTATTAAGTACATCTAAAGAAGCTGATATAAATATAATTAAAAGTACTTTGAAAAATACTGAATATATAGATTATGTAGACTATTTATATTATCAAGATAGAACAATTTCAATAGCATTATTACCAGAAGGTTATATAAGAGAAAATGATTCATATAAAGTTAAAAATGTGTTATGGGCATTTAGTAAAAATAAATTATTAGAAAATATAGAAATAGAATTAAATAAAATAAAAGATATTAAAATAAGTAAAAAGTTTAGCGAAAAAACATATTATGCTTTGCCTAATAATAAGGAAGATTTTGATAAATTATTTATAAATAGTAGTGATGAGGACAATCCTAAAATTAAAAACGAAGACCTATTTCAAAGAAGAATATTAGGAACAATTAGTTATTACAGAACGTCAGGCTCAGAATTATTTCCAGAATTATTGCCTATTAAAATTAATTATCTTAATATGACTGAACATCAATTAAGTATTTATGACGAAGTTAGAGCAAAAGAAAGAGCAATGGATGAATCAAATAAATTTAAAAAAGGTATACTTACTGAAAAAAATTCTGTTTATAGAGCATTTAGTCGTATGGTATGTAATTTTGCTTTTCCAAGTGAAATCAAAAGATTATTTCCACAAGATATCAGAAAAATTTTAAAAAAAGAACTAGATGTCAAAGAAGAAGATGCTACCGAAACAGAAGAAAAAGAAAGTGATGCTAAAAATAAAGTTCAATTAGAATATGATAAAATGCTTAATGATAGCATTAAAAACTTAGTAAGTAATAATTATTTGACAAATGATAACTTAAAAGATAAATATAGCCCTAAATATTTTAAAATGTTAGGGGATATTGAATCTTCTCCTGGTTCTGTTTTAATATATTCACAATTTAGGTCAGTTGAAGGTCTCGGTATTTTTACTAAAGTTTTAGACCAAAATAATTATAAAGAGGTTTCTATTATTAAAACTGATTCCGGTTATAAATTTGAAGATATTAGTATATTTAATGAAGAATATGATAATAAACGCTATATTCTATTTAGCAGTGATAGGGAAAAAACTAATCAATTAATGCATATTTTTAATGGAGATTTTAGTTTAGTTAATAACATATTATTAAATGAATTACCTGATAGAATTACAAAACAAGATAAATTTCAATTATATGGAAAATTAATTAAAATAATGATGATAACACAATCAGGCGCAGAAGGCATTTCTCTTAAAAATGTAAGGTCTGTTTTAATTATGGAATATTTTTGGAATTCTGTTAGAATTAATCAAGTAATTGGTAGAGCAGTTAGAACATGCTCACATGAATTGTTACCAAAACATGAAAGAAATGTACAAGTAATAGGATATATAATGAAATTAACAAAAGAACAATTAAAGAAAAATTTTACAATTAAAAATTTAGATAAAGGTATTACAACAGATGAGCATATATTACAAATAGCAAAATCAAAAGAAACCTTAATAAACCAATTTTTACAATTATTAAAGTCTGCTTCATTTGACTGTATTATAAATTCTGAACAAAACAAACCATTAGAAAGTGGATATAAATGTTATAATTGGCCAATTAATATTGATAATAAAAAATTATCATATACAAAAAATATGGAAGAAGATTACAAAATATTAAAAAAAATGAAATACAAAAAACTAAAAAAAGACAAAGGTCGGGCAATATCAATTAATGGTAAAAAGTATGTTAAATTAAATAATAAAATTTATGATTATAATAGTTATAAAAATGCTGGTATATTAATTAGAGTAGATATATAAAAATAAAATATTATAAATTTATAATGGAAAGTAATAATAATTTTTGTATTTATATTACAAAATATAAAAGAAAAAAATGTAAGTGTAATAAAGTCGCAAATAAAAAATTTTGTTACAAACATGCTAAATATAAAAAACAAGAATTTTTTGAATTATTACAAACTATTTATGATAATAATTATAATTTAGAAAATATTGACATTCAAATTATCAATGATTGTTTTAATTATTTATATAATATTGATGATAATATTGAAGGTAAAAAAATTTTATTTATTAAAATAATAGATTATTTATTTTCTATAAATGATTTAATTAACATTTCATTAAGTAATAATTTAATTGTTAAAAAAAAATTTAAAACAGATTTAATTATTAATTTGTATGATTTATTATTAAATACAAATAATATTTCACAATTAATTAATTATAATATTTTAATTAAATTACAAAATAATATTAAAAAATCTATTTCTAAAAATTATGAAATCAGTAATGTAACACACGAAAAAGACCCATTTACTTTAGAAAATATTGAAGATATTCCAGAAAATTTACGTTTTTATTTTAGAGACGGTAAACTATATTGTTTTAATATTATTCAGTTTGAATATTATTTAAGAAGTAATAACAAAAATCCATATACAAACAACACTATAAAACAATGTGTTATTAATAAATTAAATTATATAATAAAAAAAAAAAATTTAACAATAATAAATAATCAAGAATATATATGGGATAATATTAATCTGGCATATACAGATGTTGTATATTATATGGAAAAAATAGGATTTTATAATAATATCATATGGTTTACCGAATTAACTTATATAGATATATTAAATTGTATTTTGCATTATACAGATTTATGTACAAAAGATTCTTTAGATAATATTTATTTTGAAAAAATACTTGATAATTTAACAGACGAAAATTTTCATTATGAATTTGCTAAAGAAATAATTAATTTATTTAAAGATGGCAATAATCATTTTATATTATGTTGTAATTTTGTTAAATCATTAGGTAAAGTTTCCAAAAAATTTGAAAACAATATACCTGAATGGTTAGATGATAATAGTATTAATATTTATAATATAAATAATAATAATTTTTTAAGCATATTATTAAATAATTACATGAATAGCTCAAATGTTATTTACACAAATATACGAAATAATCCTGATGTTGATGATAATGATTTACAAACAACGACATTATATTATTTAGTTGATTTTGTAAACAGAACCACATAAATAAATTGTAATCTTATAGTAAGAATGACTAATGATAAATTATATTATAATTATAAAAAATTAGAAAAAGAATCTAAACAAGAAAAAAAAGAAAATAATAATGGTGTTAGTTATATATATAAATTTAAAATAGCAATTTATTGTTTTGTATTATTTATTTTATTAGCTAATAAAAACACATTTAAAATACTTGATATTATTGTTAAAATATTTAGAAAAGATACTAATGATATCATAGATGATAAGGGTAATCCATTAATATTTGGATATACATTATTGGCTTTAATATTTGCACTATTAATATTATTTATATCATAAAGCACACGATATGTATAACTTATAAAATTATTTTTATATTTATTAATTAGGACTTAAATAATGACAGATATAGTAACATCGGAATTAATAATATCTAATAATGAAACAACAAGTTTTGACACAGTACCTTTAAATAATAATAAGTTATCTAAAGAACAAAAAAAATTATTAAAAAATTATAAAGACAAAAGTTTAATAGTTGGTATATTAGCAAAACGCTCTTATGAATTTTTTTCTACTATTCAAACATTTGTTAATATACCTTTAATATTATCAAGTACAACATTAGCTATTTTAAACAGTGCTACAGTTTCTGGCGAACAAATGAAAGTTCCAAATATTATTATTAATAGTATTACTGGATTAACACTTGCCATGATTAATAATTTTAAAATAAGTGACAAAGTAACTGTTTTTAAAACATTAGGAACTAAAATGAATAAATTAAATCATAGAATTGAAGAAACAATGGCAAATGATATTGATAATATAACTGATGAAAAATTATCATCATTTATTAAAGAATACGAAACATTAATTGAATCATGTGATTTTAATTTTCCTACAAGCATAAAAAGAAAAGTTTATGATAGATACAAAAATAAAGGTTATACTATGCCTAATGCTTTAATTGGATTTGATGATATAGCAATTGAAGATTTAAATGCTAATAATATTAATGGTATTAATGTTGTTTAAATTATAATTTTTTTATGATATTTTTATAAAAATATTCAACTAATGTTTCCCACCTATAATGTGTTAAAATATACTTTCTAGCTTTTTCACCATGTATTTTAAGTAAATTTTTATCTGTAAAATATTTCCAAAATATTTCTGCACAATCGTCTGGAGAAACAAGTTCGGCTTTTCCTCCAATACCAATTGTTTTACTATCTAAATATATATTACTTTTTGGTTTTAATATAAAAGAATAATCCTCCGATAAAAATTCAATCATTCCTCCTAAATATGAAGCAACTTGAGGTCTGCCAACTCCTAGTCCTTCAAACGAACAAAGACCAAATCCTTCTCCATCTGCTGTATTTAATCCAATATCACATGTATTATATAATATGTTAATATCTCTATCAGATAATTGTTGTGGATTTTCTATTTTAATTATTGTATTTTTAGCATCTTCCCAAGGAATATCTGTAAACTTTATTTCATTTTCAAAAATTTCCATTAAATCCCAATATCCTGTAATTGAAGTTCCCACAACTAATTTTAAATTATTAATGTTATTATTGTGTTTATAACATTTATCTAAAAATTTAGCCCACGATATTATTGTTATATCCCATCTTTTTCTAGGCTGATTTCTATTTAAATTTAATACAATAAAATCATTATCATCATATTTATAATAAATTCTTGCGATATTTTTAGGTATTGGATAATATAAATTATAATCAAAACCGTGTGGAAAATTATATAATGGTTTGGTAATGCCTAATTTCTTTGCAATTTCTTCCCAATAAGGTGTAAATGTAATAATACCATCAAAAAATGTATTTAAAATTTCAATATACTCTTTTTTTTGATATTTATATACTTGATCCATATATGAAATTAACTTAAAATTTTTTTTTTCATCCCAACATTCTTTAACTAAAGTTGCAACTAGTGCTGTAGTAATTATAGAATCATTAAATATAATAATAATATCCTGTGGATTTTTTTTAACATATTCTCCAATTTCTTTTTCACCAAAACCATTTCTTTTTGGATTTTCATTAGCTAACACATCATATAATATAACATTTGTCAAGTCATTTCTTATACTTGATCCATTTGTATTATTAACATTTTGAAATCCATATACAGTTAACTCAATATCAGTATATGTTTGTAAATATTTACAAATATAATAAACAACCTTTGAATAACCATTACTTGTTCCAATAGGATATGTTCCACAAAGCATAATTCTAGTTTTATTATTTTTTGATTTATTCCACCAAGATTGCTTTTCTATTTCAGGTGTATTTTTATTTTTGATATCTTCTCTACCAACGTGTATACTATTATTAAAAATATTCATAATTATTTAATAATAATTAAGAACTCTTTATATCGTTAAAAAATCTATGTGCTTTTATAAATCCATCTAATATTAAATTATCAATATCATCATTTGTAAAACATGTTTTTATACTATCTTTATCTATATTTATTAACAGAATATCAGTAATAGGAGAATCTTCAATAACTAAAATATTTTTATTTGTTTTATCAATTGATTTTAAAAAGGTTGTATTACTACTATTTAACAATAATATTTCAAATAATCTTTTATTATATTCAATAAATGTAAAATTTTTTTTTTTATTATATGTTTTTAATATATATTCTGATGATATTTTTATAGCTATTCCCAATATATTTTCACTTAAAACATTTTTAAATATATTAACAGGAAAGTTATTTGTTAGCAAACCATCTACGTAATATTCTTCATCAATTAAAACAGGTTTGCTAAAATAAGGTATAGACATTGATGCACACGTAGCAGTAAATACACTTACATTTGGTGTTGTATCTGTAGAAAATATTGTATTTTTTCCTTGATTAATGTTTGTAGCACTTATATATAAATTTATTCCAAATTTTTTTGTTAATTCAACAAATGTTAAATCATCTAACTTATATTTATCTTTTAGATACTCTTTTAATTTATTTGTATATACATCAAATGAAAGTATTCCATTTTTTAAAAAAATATTTCCAAAATTTTTTTTTGTTATTAATAATGATTTGTTACATGCTAAATCCTTTATCATATTTTCCAATGTTTCTATATCTATATTTAAACAATAAGCAAGTGCAAAAAAAGATCCTATCGAATTGCCTGCAATATTTTTAATATTAATTAGTTTTTTTTCTATATATAAATACCTAAATACACCTAGCATACATATTCCATATAATCCTCCTCCGGATATTACTAAATGTGTATAATTTGACATTTATATAGTAAAATCTATTATTTTTTAAGTTCTTTTAATTCCTCTAATAATGGCAGTACTGTATCAAGTGTTTTTTTCATTCCTTTATTTAAAGATAATTCACATAACAAATCTAATAAATATATTATAAATATACCTATTAATATAAATATTGCAATATTGATTAAAGTTTTATAAAAATTATTATTTTGTTGATTTTGATAATTATAATAATTTTGATATGTTTCTATATTTTTTTCATAAGGGTTGTTAATAATTACATCAGTATTAAATGGTTGTTGTGTTTGATTTCTTAAAGGTATTTCTTGTGGATTTACTATATTTGGTTTTTTAATATTCATATCCTGATTAATAGTAGGCTCCATATTATAATTTGATGGAGGCGTTGCAGTTTCACGACTCATATTTTGATATTTATTATTAAGCATATTATTATATTCCATTAAATCTTTTTTTGAAACTAATACATAGTCATCTTTATTATGAAGAGAATCTTGTGTTTTTAATTTAAAATCATAATTCATTAAAGTTTGTTTATAATCATCATCACATACTTTTTGCATTTCAATGTTGTTGTTATTAAAATCGCTTAAATTTAAATAATTATCTAAGTCTTCATCATAATAAGGTTCTATATTATCTATTTTTTCACTTTTAATTTTTTCATAATTATTATATAAATTTATACTAGGTTTATTATTATTATTAGTATTTGTATTTTTTAATACTATGTTATTATCATTATTATAATTTTTATTTTCTGATACTTTTCTATCTTTTAAAAATATTTGATAAGCACTATTATAATTTTCAAGAGATTTATCACTAATTGGTAATTTATAATGAGGTGGTTGTATTGGTTCACAATGATTAAATTCTTTTTTATATTCATCTATATTCATATTACTAGTTTCATTTGTATTTTCCTTTTTCTTTTTTTTTTTATCAAATGATTCTATATTAAATGCTTCCGATAAAGTTGCATAATTCATCTTATTTATTATAAATAAAATATTATTCTTCTAATATAGAATATAAAAAAATAATTTAAATTAATAGAATGGTTAAAAAAGATATTGATAATAAATTGTATGATTCTTTTAATACTTTATTAAAAGGAATTGTAATCGGTTTCTTTTCTATTTACGTTATTATTTATTCTTTACGTCCGTCTAAATTGAATCCTGATATTGTATTAGAAATTATTGAAAATAAAATAATATTTATACCTTTGGTTATTATAAATTATTATTTATTTATTTGGGATTCAACAGTGGGAGTTTTGTTTTTAATATTCTTAATTTCTTTAGTTTTTGACTACTATATTTATATTGAAAATGATACAAAACAAAATATTAAAAATAATTTTTCAAAAAAAATAAGTATTTATATAGAACAATTTAGAGAATCAATTGAAAAAATGTAAAATTTATAGTTTTTCAACTGTATTTTTAGGTTTATCCCAATAATAATTATATGATTTTGTTCTTATTACTCTTACTATTTTAACGAAATAAATCATAGTTAATATTATAAATATAACTAATCCAATTGATAATGTTACATATTTATTATAACTAATTGTAAATAATATAACTATAAATAATATTGATAAATTAATTATGTAATTAATTGTTTCCAATGTAAATTTTATATCTCTTTTGCTAATATTAACATTAAATTTGGTAATTTTATCGTGCAAATTCATATTTTTATTTTTTTCAGTATATTTTTTGTATTCTTTATCAAGTAATGGTGTTAAAATATCGTTAGAATTAAGACCGTATGTTTTTGAAAGGTCTTCTATTTCCTCCGCTTTTTCATTTAAATCTTCTAACAATTCATATATATCTGTTACTTTTTGTTTTTTACCAGTTGGTGGGTCACCAGTTGGTGGGGCAGGAGATGGAGATGGAGATGGAGATGGAGAGGAATCGGGTTCTACAATTTCCACAGATGGTCCGTTCGTATTATCATCAATAAAATTTTCTGCAATAATATAAGCAGTCTTTTTTAATCTATATATATAAAAGTAAATTATTAATGATACTAATAATAAAAATCCAAAGGATATATACACGTTTCTATTAATATACTCATATAAAATCAAGCATACAACTAAATATATAAACATTATTATAGTAATAACTAAAACAACATTTATTTTATTTAATTTACTTTGTTGATCGCTAACAACTTTATTCATTTGAGATATTTTCAATTTTTTACTTTCAATATTTTCATTAATTTTTTTAAGTTCATGGGTTTTATTTAATAAATTAGTAATATGAATTTTTTCTTCAGTATCGGAAAGTTGTTCCGATTGTTGAGTAGATAGTTCAGATTTTATAGTTTCATATGATGCAACCTTATCATTAATTAAAATATGGCTAAACTGTAGTAAATTAAAACTGGTATTTGCGCTTAAAAAAGTAGAGTGTCGTTCTTTTAAATAACATTGAAGTGTTAATATGAGTATATATTTTAATTTAGTATACAAAGTGTTTATTCTAACATTAATATTGCTTCTCCATTTATCTGATGAATTTAAAATATCTAATTGCTCAAATAAATCATCATTTGATATTAAAAATATTAATTTATCAAATGCACTATAGTATTCAAAATTACTAGAATTAGAATATTCATCACTATCCATAATAGAATCATACTCGGAATTATCACTATTAATAAACTTTAATAAATTATTTTTATTTTTTTTTTCTATATTTACTTTATTAAGTTTAAATCGTAATTTTGCAGTGTCCTCACCTTCGGGGCGTGGTACTACTTTAAATTTAGTATTAACATATTTAATTGATAAATCAAACTCAAATATTTTGTCGTATAAAGAATCAGTTGTAATATTTTCTAAGTCATTATTACTATTTTTGTAAATTTTTTCATAAATAAAGTCTAAAAACTTAATATAATATAAATATACACACATATCAATTGACGCATATTTAAAAAGAAAACTTTCTATATCAAAATTACCTGAAGTATTTTTTTCGAACACTTCTTGTAGAATATCATTATTAATTTCACTTGTATCAAGTAACATATAATATGAGTTTGTTAATTCTGCTGGTGTTAATAATTTATTATCTGGACAATCCTCTTGACAATATATATCAAAATATAACTTATCATCTTGGTCTAAATATAATTTATTTCCATTAAAATTATAATCTATAAAAGCTTTAATATTATTATAACTAATTGTATTTTTAGATAAATTAATCAATTCTATAATATTATTTAAAGTATTATTTACCATTACTTTTTCTATATAATCTATTTATATTAAATATATAAAAATATTTCTATCAATATAGAGATAATAATACAATGAGTTATTTAGAACCTGTTTCATATTTGCAAATAATTTTTATGCATATAGGTGGTCGTTTTTTAAAATTTAAAGTAACACCTGTACAAGAAAAAATGTTAGACAATAAATTAACACAGGCCATTATATTTTATTCATTACTTGTTTTTAGCACTAAAAGTTTAGTAAAAGGATTTATTATTTTGGTAATAGCTTATCTTTTACTTTACATATTATTAAATGAAAAATCAGATTATAATTTAATATCTAAAAAGTGGTTGATTGATAATAAATTTATTTCAAATGAAAATAACTATTTGTCAAATATTGAAAAATATAAAAATAAATTTAACGATTATAATAGTTAGTTATTAATTATCTTTTTCTTTTGCCCAATAATTTTTATTTGATTTTGTATGCACAATTTCATACATTTCTATTATAAAAAATAAACTTAATACTAATATTATTATTATAAATATAAAAAGTATTATAAAGTTATACATAAATTTTAGTGTTAAAATATAAAAGGATAATAATAAACATACTGTAATAATAAAATTAGCTATTGTTTCTTTTAATCTAATATCATAAACTTTAATATTGTTTGAACTATCCATTAATTTTTTTAATAGGTTAGTATTATTTTCGTAATTAGAATATTTAATATATTCATTTTTAACATGAGGATTAACGTTGTCATAATAAGTTTCATCATCTATATTTAATCTGTTTATTTCTGAAAAATTACTTTTAATAATACCTATTGTATCAATATTTGCTTGTAATAATAAAGAATCACTTACTATTTTGTCTTCTTTAGGTAATGTATTCCATTCAGAACTACTTTCTTCATCTGTAATACCATCTTTATATGTTGTTTTATATTCTCTTGCAAAACGTAAATATCTTGAATTTCTGAGAGGCAACGACGTATCTTCAAGTTGAGTAATAATTTCTTGTAGTATCTCTCTCGCCCATGGCTTTTGACTACTAATTGTATTTGGGTGGGCAAATATTTCTAAATCTATTATAGTAATATCATCTGGAGCAACATAAGAGCCTACAGGAATACGAGTATAATCATATTCTTGAAAGTGCTCTGTTACTGTAAAATTTGCAAATGTATCCTGCTCCTCGCTATTTGCAAAGCTACTTCGCCTTAATCCTAAAGCAATTTCTCTATTTGCTTGTTCGTCAGTATTTTCACTCTCTATTTCTATTAAATTTCCGGAATATATTCTAATTATATGAAATCGTGATGAAAAAACATTATTTCCGTCTAGAGGATTAATAGAAGATGTAATTTCATTTATAATTGTGTTTTTAAAATTCTTTTTTTTTTCTCTTGCTTGATCTAATTCTTCTGTAAGTATTAATCGTTGAGACTCAGTTAGAGTATTTAATTGATTTTCGTTTATATCTCGCAATATACCTGCTATTCTATAGTCTATTGCTAATTTAATTGATATTATGTAAGATTTCTCCCACTCTTCTAAAGCGTTATCTTCTTGTAATTGTTCATATTCTCTTTTTTTTTCTTCAACTTCTTCTTCAATATTCTTTTGATCTATTAATGCTGATTCAAGAGCATTTTCGGATGCTATAAGGGCTTCTTGCGCTGCCAATTTTTGTTGGTCAAGCCCTGCGACTAAGTCACTATATATTTTAGATTTTTCTGCCTGCGCCGCTGCTAATAGTCTTTTTTTTTCTATATCTGCAACTTGAAAAATATTTTTACATGCTTCTGCTTCTAGATTTACGACTATTTTATCAATTAATTCTTGTTTTGCATTAGATCTAGTTAACGCTTTCTGTCTAATAGTCTCTTCTTTTTTTCTATTATTATCTTCCAAAATTCCAAGGTTTTTCTGTTGTTCTACAATGTTATCACGGAGTTCTTTTATTCTTTCTTCATTAAATGATTTTGTACCTTCTACACTTGTTACATCGCTTTGAAGTGCTTGTATTTGTCCCTGAAAGATTACTATTTCGTCTTTAATCTTATTAATAGTAGTTTCCCAAGTAGTTAAGCTTATGTTTTGATTAGCTATATTACTTTCCATATTGGTTATTCCACTTAAATTTAAGCCTAACTGATCGTATTTTGCTAGGATTTCTTTTTTATCCTCTTGAATTTCTGTGCTAATTTTATTTAAGTCTTCTTTTTTTACTTCTAAATCGTATTGATTTTTTAAAGCAATAATGTGTAAAAGGCTTTCTCGTAAGTTAGTTTTAAGGTCTCTATTACTATCATTAATTTTTTTATTAAAAGTTGTAAAATTAAATTTTATTAATACAAGTCCAGAACCACCATTTCCACCTTTTTTTCTTCCACCACCACCTCCTGAACCTGTGTGTGGCGTACCATTTTCTCCTATACCGTCGCCAGTATTATTACCATTGCCTCCCCCGCCATCTCCTCCCAACCCAGAATTATTATCATCAACACATGTGTAATATACTTCTTCTTCATTTTGAGTCGCTCCATTATATAATTTAAATAATCCTCCTCCATTAACTGATGGATTATCACCACACCATGAAGCAGACCCTCCCCCTGCAGCAACTCGACTATTATTTATATAAAGGATATCTTTAAAAGCAGAACCACTAATGTCGTAACCAGGATTACCATTTGCATAACCAAGTAATTCATCACTATTAACATCTATTAAGTTTGTTGTTGTGGCACTTGATAAATAATATGTTGGAGATGGTGTACTTCCATCGGATAAATCTAATTTTAAATAAAAAAATTGGTTTTCATTTGGTTTCACTATTCCACCTATTCCACCATTGCTTGTGTTTGAATCATTATTAATCATACCCACATTGCTATGTATTTGATAGTTATATGTTATATCATTTAAAGACACTGTGTGGTCTTCTAAGTCGGTACTGCGTTTTAGTTCTTTTTTTCCACCACTTAATTGTACGGGATATCGATCAGCTTCATTGCTATAATCAATATATGTAGCACCTTGAGCAATATAATAATATTTTTCTTGTGTAATATCTTTTATATATGAACATTTTGCTTGTCCATTATCTATTGCGTCTAAAAGTGATTCATCATCATTCCATATTCCTCCTCTTCCTACACCTATTTCGTATTCGTGTCCAGGAAGCAATGTCATTGTGCCAATAATGCACGCGCCACCAGCTCCTCCCTCTCCTGATTTAACACTATCATCATCAATAATATTTTCTCTTGCAGATATATGCCCGCCAAATGATCCACCCCCTAAAACAAGAACATCAACTTGTTCATGTGGTTCATCCTTTATTGTATTTGGTATTTTTAATCTATAAGTAGTTATATCATTCCCAGTATTAACAAATGAAACTATACGATATTCAGAAGTTTGAGAGGGATTACTACCATCAATAATATTTTTAATTATAGGAGGACTATTATTGTCTTGGCTATTATTTAACATATTATGGGTTGTGTTATAATAAGTTAAATCAGTGTAACCATTGCCATCAATCGTAAATACGTCGGTTGATAAATTACCATCAGCATTAATAGTATTAATAGTTGCATTTATTATATCTAAATATTTCTTCGCAGAATTACCCACAGTCGAACTGTGTTGTATATATTCTACATATAATTTTCTACTGAAATCGTTATCAAATTTATCGTTTATATAATCGTCTATTAAAAGATTTAACTTTTGCACTCTATTAACATTATCTCCTGTAACTTCTGTTAACATAATACCTCCAAAATTATCATCATTTATTATACTTTTAATTATAGGGTCGTAATTGTTAAATATAGTTTCCGGAATATTTAACTTTTCATAATTTGTTAATTCATAGATATCTTCTGGATTTTGAGTATCATCAAAAAATTTTTCAATATTATTTAAACTAAAACTGTTATATAATTGATTTAGTAAATTTGGTTTAGTATATATTTTATTATAAACAGTTTCTTTATTATTGATAAAATTATAAATAATTATATAAAGTATAAATGAAATTATAATCATTGTTATTGGTATAGATATATTAATATTATTTCCACCAACGACACTTGCAATTGCCAAAACAACAAGCAAAATAATTAGTAAAATAGAACAAATATATGTAATTAGTGATACTCGATTTAAATAAATTTTGTCGCTTTTAAGCTCATTGTCTAGTTTCTTCATACTTTCAGTATTATATTCAATATTTTTATTAATATTTTTTAAATTATTCTTAAGTTCTCGAGCTTCATTTATTCTAGCATCTTCTCTGTTAATATATCTATTACTAATTAAATCATTTCTTTCTCTTTTTAATTGTTCCAGTTTATTATCTATTGGTTGGACTTTCTCGTTTAATCTATTTTCAAAGACCTCAGGAGTGTCTGTGTCGCCGTACTTGGTTGTAATATCACGTATAATTTTGTCTCTATCCAATATAAGTTGTGCAATTTTTTTACTATAGTTATCAATATTCTTTTTAATTTCTTTATCAAATTCGAATTTTTTTTGCTTTGTATTTTCTATAATTTTTAAAAAAGAAGTATCAGTAGCACGGTTTATTATATTGTTAAAGTTTTCAAAAATTATTTTAAAATCTACTATAATTATATCATTTATTTCTTGAACTTTTGTTTCATATTTTTTCTTAAAATAAAAATATATTGTTTTACTAATATAATAATTTAGCAATAATTTACTAAATTTATAATTATATGATTTTGCCAATAATGAATAATAATCCATTTTTTCTGTATTTATTTTAATAAAATCATTATCAATTAATTTCAATAATTCAGTAACTGAATCACTATATTTACTTTCTATTTCTCCAAGAATTTCTATATTATCTAGTTCAGGTTGAATTAATTCATCTAAATTTTTTGTATCTTTATCAGTTTTAAATTTAAATCTTATTTCATACGATGTAGTTTCATCATCATTATATGTATTAATAATAAACTTATCTCTTTTATAAATATATCGTAGTTTTATTTTAAATTCATAATCATATAAACTAACATTATCTATATTAAACTTTTCTTTTTTAAGTTCTGCTAAATTTCTATAATATTCTGATAAAAAATCACAAACAAACATGTATTCTTTCATAAGTTCACTAGAATAATAAGAAAAATCAATATCAATCATATTATTTTTAACAATTGTATGTTTAAAATTATCTTCATAATAAATTACATAATTTTTAAGTAAATTATTTATAGTAATATCTAATTTGCCTGTTGATATTAAATTATCAAAATAAATATCTATATCTTCAGAATAATTTTGTTCAGTTAATAATTTATTATTAATGAATAAATTTGTTTGCAGATTATTAATATCTTTATTTTGTTTAATTAATTCAAAATTTTTATAGTCACTATATGACATTTTATTAGTCTCTAATAAATAGTAAAAAAAAAATATTGCAAATTTAATTATATTTAGGTTTTTCCCAATATTTATTTTTAGGTTTTCTTCTAACATTCTTAAATATATCTAAAAATAGATAAAACAATATTATAACAAATATTATAGAAAATATTATATAAATTAATAAAGAATAATTATTTAAATACGAATAACAAATAAATAAAGCAGATAATAATAGTGTAATATAAGAAATGTATTTGTAAATATAAAATGAATCTATGTTATCATGTTTTAATGTATTTATTTGCGAATTGAATATATTTTTATTATAATCTATTTGCGATTCAATATCTGTATATTTAATTACTTCTTTTTCAATACCAGGATTAATTTCATTATAATATGTATTGGGACTTGTCTCTATTAATTCTAATCTTGATATTATTTCTTTGATACCGTCTAGCATATTTTTATTATTACTTAATAATCTGTTTATATTACCTGTAACATGCATCAAATTTTGCTGATCATCAAGAATAAAACTTCCTTCTTTATCTGGCGAACCCGTTTTAGTAAGCATTATGATTTTTGTAATAAATTTCAAATATGTCGTATTTATTAATTTTGCAAATTTATTAGTATTTTCAGAAGCAAAATAAACTTGTAAAGTATCAATTAAGATGTCTGATTTTATTGCTTCTATACCAGTTGTTCTTGATGGATAAAATATTAAAGTTAATTTAACCTTTTCTTCATCTGGTAAAATATTTTGTATTAGAAATCTGTTTGATGTAATAGTGAGTAATAATGTTAAATCGGTAATTATCTGATTTTTAAAATTCTCTTTTTTAATCTGGTTATCTATAATATTAGAATTTAAGTCAAAATATAGTTCATATGTTCTTGGTATTGGTGCATTTTCAATTTGATATTCTAACTCTGCAATTTTTATTTCTAATTCTTCTTTTGCGAGCTCTGCTTCTAGTTTAGCAGCATCTGCCTCGATTTTAGAATCGTCTGCCTCTTTTTGCAATCGTTCCTTTTCATCTATTATTTTTTTTGCAATTATCTGTATCGTTAAACTATTATTACCAATTTTACTCTCTAATTCTGCTATTTCTTCCATTTTATCAACTAGTTCTAGGGATGTTTTATTATATTCTTCTTTTTTACTTTCTATTTCTCCTTTTAAAATTTTTAGTTTAGGTCTTTCAATCTCTATCATTTCATTAAGTTTTCCAATTTCTTTATCATATGTTTCTATATTAGCTATTAAATTTAATCGAATTACGTCAAGGCGTTCTAGTTCATCTATGTTACCACTTTTCTTGTTTACTAAGTCACCAATATCATTTAATAGTGTTTCATTTTCCTCTTTTATCTTGTTATGTTCATCGCTTAAGTTTTCTTTTAACTCAATTTTTTTTTTAAGAATACCCTCCAATAATGTATTATTAGCTTCTAATTCCTCTATATAACTGTTACGCCGACTATATAAATCAGTTAAAGTTTGTATATCAGCATTTGAATTAGCTAAAAGTGTTTCTATAGTGTTTAAATTGTCACTTATCTCAGCCTGCTTTGATTCGAGGTCGGCTTTTTCGCTCTCCGCATCTGCGATTAAGCTATTTAAATTATCAAATACCTGTTTAAATTGATATGTTTTATTAGACGTTGCCTCTGCGGCATTTTTTATATTATCATCCAAATTAGAATCTTGAATTAGACTTTGAAATGGATCGGATGTGGCATCATTGTAAATGTTCAGACTAACCCCATAATTTGTATCTATATCTATATCTAAATTGCTCTGATCCTTTAATTTTAAAAGATTTTTAATATTTTCTTCTATTTCTTCATAACTTATTATGCCAGAACTTGAAGTACTTGTAATAGTTTCATCTGTAACGACAATGTCTGATTCTTCAAAATGCTCGGTTGTTTTTATAATTAAGTAATTAAATAATAATACAGTTAAAACTATTACAAATACAATTAATGATAAAAACTTAGAGGTTTCTAGAGAATAATAGTTAATACTTATAATATATGATGCAAATGTAATTAATAAAATTATACTTATTATTATTATTTTATATTTATTATAATTGTAATCTCTTTTTTCTGTTATTAATATTTCTTTATTTTTATTAACATTATCTCTACTTTTAGTAATAGTATTATTAATTTCATCTAATCTATTCATTTGCTCTTTAGCAATTTGTATTTTTTCAGATTCTGCCTTATATTCAAGTTTGTCAACAGAATTCATTATAATATCTAATTGTTGAAATTTATATTCATTTGTTTTAAAAACATTATTAAATTGTTGTAAAATATCATGTATTTCTGAATATTTAATTATATCTGAACTACTATTTCCACTTTTAAATTTTATATGTGCATAATATAACTGTATTATATTATAATTAATTAATACACTATACAAGTTATATTTATATGATAAAAGTAATAGTTTATAATAATCTAAATTACTATCTAAATCTAAAAATTTACCCTTAAAATCAATTTTATTTAACAATCTTTCAAAAGTTGATTTATATTCATCTTTTTTTTCTCTACTATCTTCAAAATCATCATCTATTTCTACATCCAGTATTGAGTTTAAATTACTTCTACTATAAGCATTTTGAAATCTAAAATTAATTGGTATAAATGAATGCTTTTTTTCTCGACCCTTAAAATAGTTATATGTTGAAATATAATCATTAGTGTCAATATCACTATTTACAGTTCGTAATTTTACAGTTATTTTTCCTACATTTGGATTTTTATAATCTTGTGCTTGTTTTGCTTTACTTTCGTAAACATTTGATAAAAAATTTGATAAAAAAATATATTCTATAATTTTCTTATTAGCAAAGAAAGTCATATCAATTTCATTTATATTTTCAGTATCAATTAATAATCTATTATTAATTAAATTAACATTTGTTTTTAATTCTGTAAAATATGCTTCATCAAAATAATTTGTTTTATTAGTTGTATGTTTAATATATAATTCTATATATTTTTCTATAATTAATTTATTAGTATCAGTATCGGTTACAGTATCAATATTGCCAAAGATATCATCATTAATAACAAGTGTTTTTAAACTTTCTAAATTTAAGTTATTCTGTATTTTATAGATTTTAGTGCCTTCTAAACCTAAAATAGTCATTAATATTAATTAATACTCTATAATTTATTTATATTTTAATTGATAGTACATTTAATTAGGTGTATAAAATTATTCTATACTGTTATTTTTAAGATTATTATAACATTCATATTTATCTAAATCATATCTATATATACCAGTATTTTTACTTATACAATCGTATGTATTTGTTTCTTCACCATTTATTATTGACTTTTTAACAGGCAATTGATACATATAATTATTATTGTGACAAGTAAAATCCGTATCTTCACAAATCCATTCTTCATTTTCTTCGCTAAATATTAATTTTTCTGATACACCACCACATTTGAAATTATTTAAATAACTTGCACCGTTTTTTCTTTTATAAATATTTAATAAATCCTTTGCTTTAACAAACATTTCATTATTAACAGTATTATTAATAGGTGTTTCACTATTGGTATAACAATATTTAATGGGATTTGTTTGGTCTGTATTATCAATATAAGAAATATCATCTTCATTTAAACATGGATAATTATCTTTAATACATTCAAATCCGCCATCTTCACCGCATAAATCATCACCAGGTGTTGTTAAAATTGTATTTCTTAGATACATAAATTTATTTCCACATTCGCTAAAATTATTTGTATTATTTCTTTCACTTATTTCATAATTGTTGTTTCCAGTTGCACCTCCTGTAACAACTTGTTCTTCTGAACCATCCAAACTAGTACTACCTGTATATCCAGGCTCAGTATTTTCAATATAACTATCATCAGCTAATTCAGGATTACCGCCTAATATTTCTTCAACATCAACATGTTCGGTTTGTTCTGTAGTACTACAATTAATAAAAATCTGATTAATTAATGTACTTGTTAATGCACTATCATATATTCTTAAATCTTTTAACAACCCTTTAAATGATACTAAATTATTTAACATTTTAGTATTACTATCTAAATCCGTTTTAATACCACCAATATATAATGTTTCTCTATCATATTTATCATTTTCAACATAGCATCCATTATCACTATTTTCATTTATAGTTATATCTTTGCAACAAACTGGGGTACCTTTATTTTTATAAATTGTGATTTTATTTTCATTTCTTACTATAATCCAATGACACCATTCATTTGAATTTACATATAAACTTGTATTACAATCACCGCATACATCCAAGGAATTACCATCGCTTGGTTGTGATGTGCTTGAATCGTCATCTGTTATTATTGTATAATCTTTACCATTTGAGCAAGGCAATTTAATATATAATTTATTATCAATAAAACCAATAGACCATATATTATTGTTTTGAAAAGTTTTCATGCTTCCATCATGATATAATTCCCAATTAATTTTATTTTGACTATTACTATTTAAACCTAAATTAAAAGTTTGATATATTTTACCATTTGATAAAAGAACATGTTGTTTATTTTCATTAGTTTCTTTTAAATTTGTTATAAATGATATTGTATATTTATTTCTGTTTATTAAATTTATATTATCTACTTTAAGTAAAGTGTTATCTAATTCAATATAATTATAGTAAATGCTTTTAATACGATTACCTTCACACATTGCTTCATATACAGATTTTTGAAAAGGCGAATAATCCATTAATGTATAATCAAGAGGATTAGATTTAGTTACTAAAGGTAAATAAAGTAACATAGTTGGAAATGCTGATATTTTTTTAGTGCCATCTTCATTTAACATATTTTCATAATTACAATAATTAAATATACTATCAAAATAGTCATCTTTAGATCCTAATACATAGTTTGGATAGGTAATTTCGCTACTATCACAATCTTTTTTTTCAAATATTAATTCCTCTATTTTATTTATATTACTTATGATTTCAGTAATATCATTTCCATATAATTGTTTTTTAAGTTCAGAATTACTATTTGAAACTTGTCTTACTAGAAAATCTACAATAGATTGTTCTGTTTTATATTTTTCATTTGTTTCAATATTAACATTAAGCATTACATTTTGACTATTTGTTATTGATATAATGTTGATATATTTTTTCTCAATACCTAACGTATTACTTAAAGTTTGTGTAATATCTATTTTAAATTTATCAATATTATAAGTTTTATCGTCAAAAATATCGTAATTAATATTAAATTTAATTAATATTTTTGCAGATTTAATTTTACTATCTTTATTAATAACAACAATATTAGATATATTTTCTACCATTTTTTTTAATTTTTCATATCTTACATCGTTTTTGATATATTTTTTAAATTCTAATTCATTTTCATTAAATATATCATAAATTTTTTTCTTAATAGAATCGGTTAATATAATTGGTACAAATATATATTTAGATAAACTTAATGTTGATTTATTATCGCTTTTAAATGTAACAAAATCAGATATTAAAGTATAATATTCTGAAAATGTGTTTGATAATAATTCAATTTTTTGAAATTTTTTCTCTGCGATACTATTGTTTTTAAAATTAATATCATCTTTTAATTTTAAAAAAGTTTCATTTAAATGTTTTATTTCTTTTGTTAAACTTTCTATATAATTTGTAAACTTAGTTAATTTGCTTTCATTATGTTCAATATTTTTAATTAATTTTTCAATTTTATTTTCTAAATTTTTTCTAAGTTTATAATTTTCTGCACTTTCTTCTATATTTTGTAGAAATTTTTGATAATTAAATTTTTTATCAGAATATTGTTTTAACAATTTTTCAATACGAACTTTTTCATTTTCAAGAGTTTTTTGATATATATTTTTAAATAAAATAGTAAATTCTTGTTTATCAAGATTAATATTATTTAAATCAATTTCATATTCATTAATTTCAATTTCTCTAACTAAATGTTTTATCGTATTTGTTGCAATATCTAAATTATATTTTAAAAGTAAAAATCGGATATAGTATGATTTATTTAAAATTAATGTATTATTAGTCTTAATACTAATTAATTTATTTTTAAGAACTTCATCATTTATTAAATTACTATCTAATAATTCATTAATTTTATTATTAATTTGTTCTAAATTTTCCTTTTTACATTCTATTTTATTTTCGTCATCAAATTTATTAAATATTAAACAGGTTTGATCTAATAAGTTATTAAATATTTTATCTACTTTTGCTTTTTCAGTTTCTAAAAACTTTTTATCTTTTATTAAAATGCTAAATTTAGTTTTAAACATATCATTATTTTTTCTAATTAATTCTATTTTTTTATTCATTACCACAACAATTGTTTCTTTATCATTATTCATATTTTGAATATTTTTGCTAAGCTCAATTAATAACATATTTTTCTTTCTTAAATTAAAATTTTCTTGTATTAATAATAATTCATATTCCCCTTGATTTTTATCGATTAATTGTTTATAGATTTTATTACTATTTTCTTTTCTTCTTTCAATACTATTAAGTTCAATAGTATTATTTTTAATATTTTCCTTTAATCTATCTTTTCTAACATTATCACTATTAAATTCTCTATTTAAATTTGTTAATTCTAATCTTACATTTTCTAATTCTCTCGAAGCATTAATATATCTATCATCAGATGTATCTATTTTCATAGCTCGTAATTCAGCAATTCTTAATTCAATGTTGTTTTTTTCATCATTTTTAGCTTCGATTAAATTTTTTTTAGTAAATAATATTTTAATTATTTGCTCTTTTTCGGTTTTATCGTTTTCCAATAATTCAGTAATTGCTTTAATTTGACTATTATAAGTTAAATTATGCTCCATATTTATTTGCTTACCACTATCTAATGAAGCCTTCTTGTTTTCTATTTTAATTTTAAAAATATCGTGCTTAACATTTTCCTGTTTTAATTTAGTAAAATATTGAATTTGTTTTTCATAATTACTTTCTATATTTTTATATTTATTATCTATTTCTAATTTATATTCATTTATAATATATTTTTGCTCATCATTTTCATCAATTATTTTGTATTTGTTATTTATTAATTCAATTGATTTATCGGATTCAAACAATTGTAAATTAGTAATTTCATAAAGCTCTATATTTTTAATTTTTTCTTTATTTTCTAAATTTTTTTCTATTTCTTGTAAATTTATTTGTTTTAATTTATCTAAACTATAATCATAATACATTTTATAGTCATTCTTTATTTTTTCTTTATCCTCAAGATTTTTTTGTAATTTTAATAAATCTTCTGTAATTTTTTCGATATTTTTCTGATAAGATTTAATATCTTCAGAAATTTTATTTTTAATTTCAGTTTCATTACTAATACTATTTTTTAATTGTATAATTTCATCATAATTTGCTTTATAAATTTCAATTGCATTTTCTAGTTCATTTTCATTTGTTTCAATAGTTACTTCTAAATTTATTTTTTTATTCATATTTATAGCAGCTAACATTTTGCTAATTTTAACTAAATTTTTTGCCATATTAATTTTTTTTAACAAATTATCCATATTTTCAATTGCGTCCATATTTGTTGTATTTAACTCATCTAGTATTTGTGTATTTAATCTTTTAAGATCAAGGTTAAATTCTAATAAATTTTCTTTAACTGTTAAATACTCATCTAAATTATATCCTTTAATTATCTTTTCCAAGTCTTTAATATCTGTAATATAATTGTAACTTCTTATTTCCTCATCATTATATTGCATATAATCATCTTCTTCCGTCGATGGTGGGGCAGTTATTTCTTCCCCAAAAAAGTAATCTGTAGAATTTGAAACACTAAACATTTCATCCAAGTTTAAATAACTAAGTTTATTAACAGAATCCATAACGTCCATTTTACCTTGTAAATCTCTTAAAGTTGAATTATAAGCTTGTTGTGCGTCATAACTATCTTTCATATAATTTGTAAATTTCTCGACTAAATCTTTTTTTTCATTACCATATTGTTCTAATTTATTTCTATATTCTTGAATTGCTTCCTCTTCTTTTCCTAGTTGATTTTGTTTTTGTGATAATGTTTCTTTCTGATTATCTAATTGAGTGTTATAAGATTCTAATTTAAATTCTTCGTTTTCAATTTGTTGTTGCATTTCTTCTGATTCAATTTCTAAATCTAATATTGCTTCTTTAGTATCACCTATTTCATTTTCAGTTTCCTTAATTTGTTCTAAGTTTTCAGTTATATCTTCTTTAACTTCTTCTATAACTTGTTCAGTTTCATCTTGTGTATCTTCTGGAAGTGGTGGTACTTCTTCATCTTCAGTATTTTCAATAGGCGGAGGGTCAACTTGTTCCGGTCTACTAACTTCTTTAAACATATCAAAAATTTTTTTTAAATCATCTCTATTAAAATCTATGAATTCTTCTTTATTTAAAAAAAAAAATTTTTTTAAATAATTATCACTACTATATACGACTATTAATGTAATAACAGAAAATATTAAAACAATTATAGTAAATGTTAATATTGCATCAAATATATTAAAAGTACTTGATAATATTTTAATAAATAGATAGGTAACTATAAATATTGATATAATAGATAAAAATACAATTATTGATAATATAACCTTTTTATAAAACACAATTTTGTTTTCAGTATTATGTATTTCATTATTTTCACTAATATCATCAAAGATTAATTCTTCATCGTTATTAGACACAATATTTTTATCTATTTTGTTATCTATTATAATAGGAACTTCGCTATTTTCATTACTTTTATTTTCATTATTTTCATTATTATAATCAGGGTCTTCTATAATAATATCACTTATACCGTTTTCATCAGTACTACTTATATCATATTTTGTAAGATTATCATTTGTTATTAAATTAAAAGAGTTATAATTTGCAACAATAATACTTAAATAATTATTAATATATGCTTCAGTATAACTATTAAAATATTTATAATGTAAGTAATTTAAAAGTTTAACATTAACTTTAAATCTGATTTCATCATATTTTTTAAAGATATTTCTAGCATATGTTTTAATTTCTTCGGGTTTATTAACATTTTTTAATTTAAGTGTACTATCATTTACTATTACATTTAAATGAAAATTTAATAAAGGTTTAACGCTTTCAATAAAATTATCAGTTATTGTTAAATCATAATTAAAACTTATTGCCAATTTATCTTCGTAAACAATAACACTAAATTTAAAAAATTTGTTATAATTATTTTTAATTATATTATTTCTATCAGATACAAAATATTTAGTAGGTAATTCAAATGTATATGTATTTTTATCATAATCATAACCATCTATATAATCTGTCGAAGATACGAAGTAATATAAATTTCTAATTAATTCTAAATGAAACAAATAGAAATTTATTTTATTATTTAATAATTTAGAAATATTTAAATCACATACATTTTCCTTTGATAAATCTATAGAATCCCGTATTCTAACACTTTTTAAAAACAAATCGGTATGAGGATTATCTATATAATATTTGTTATAATAAGTTATTCCGTTGTTTATAACGTATCTATCAATGTCACCATGAATAAATATATCTTCATCATCAGAATAAATTTTATGTATTAAATTATTAAATATTTCTTTTTCCTTAAAATATCCTAAATGTATATAAAAATTATCATCTAAATAATTTGTAATATTTAATTCAGTGGTGTTAACATATTCTTTATTTTGTAAAAAATTTAAATGTTTCAAAGAACTATCTATTGAATTAATGCTTATCATTAATTATTAACTCTATAAATAATTAATATTTTATATAATAAAAAAAATGATTATTTATCATTTATATTTAAAACTAACTAATATATAAGAAACTAATAAATAAATGTCTATATATCCTGAACTAAATTATACTGATCAAAAAATTGATATCCAACATGTTAAAGGCATCCAATTTAGCGTCTTAGGTCCAGATGAAATTATTAAACGTTCCGTTGTTGAAATTACCAAAACAGATACATATGCCGGAAGTGAACCTATTATTGGTGGTTTATTCGACTCAAGATTAGGTGTACTAGAGCATAATCGGTTATGTGCAACATGTGAGCAAAAAAATATATTTTGTCCTGGACATTTTGGACATATTAAATTAGCAAAACCAGTATTTCATGCAATGTTTTTTGACATAACACGAAAAATTTTAAAATGTGTTTGTTATAAATGTTCAAAATTATTAATATCGGAAAATGCTACTGATGAAAACATTAAAAATGATATCAAAAAAATATTACAAATTAAAAATAATCAAAAAAGATGGGAAGCGTATTCCAAACTATGCAATAAAAACATTTCAAATACCAAATTTAAATTTTGTGGAGATGATGGTACATATGGTTGTAATTCTAAACAACCTACCAAATACACAAAAGAAGGTTCAATGAAAATTATTGCCGAATGGAAAAACGCAAAGAAAAAGGAAACTGAAGTTAAAGATGGTATGGAAAGTCAAGATCAAGAAGATATGTCAGTTGAATTTACAGCAGAGGATATATTAAGAATATTTCAAAAAATTACAGATTCTGATATGGAATTAATGGGTTTTAATCCAATTTGGAATAGACCTGAATGGATGATTTGTACAGTTTTGCCAGTACCTCCTCCTTCTGTTAGACCAAGTATTATTGAAGAAAATGGTCAAAGAAGAGAAGATGATTTAACTCATAAATTAAGTGAAATTATTAAAATTAATAATAATATTTATGATAAAATCGCGAAAGGTACATCTGAAGAAACAATTAAATTAATTACTATGGTATTACAATATCATGTATTTACTTTTATTGATAATCAGATACCAGGATTAGCACCTTCTCAACAAAGAAACGGCAGAAAATTAAAATCTGTATCAGACCGTATGAAAAAAAAAGAAGGGCGTATCAGAGGTAATTTAAATGGCAAACGCGTTGATCAATCTTCTCGTTCTGTAATTACACCGGACCCTTATATTAGTATTGATGAATTAGGTGTTCCAATTAAAATAGCAGTTAATATTACATTTCCTGAAATTGTAAATCAATATAACATTGAAGAAATGAAAAAACTAATACAAAATGGTCCCGATGTATGGCCCGGGGCAAAATTAGTTAAAAAGAACAATGATACAGTAACTATTAATTTAAAAAATGCAAATATTGAAAAAATTATAGATGATCTGAAATATGGTGATGTAGTTCATAGACATCTAAGAGATGGTGATTACATATTATTTAACAGACAGCCATCATTACACAAAATGTCTATGATGTGTCATAAAGTTATTATTATGCCATATCAAACATTTCGATTAAATGTTCTAGATACACCACCATATAATGCAGATTTTGATGGTGATGAAATGAATTTACACTGCCCTCAAAGTATTGAAACAATGTCTGAATTAAAAGATATTGCAGCAGTACCTTATATGATTATAGCACCAAGAGATGGTAAACCTATTATTGAAATTGTTCAAGATACTTTATTAGGTTCTTTTAGGTTAACAAAGGACAATGTTAAAATTAAAGATAAAACAATGGCAAATTTACAAATGATTAATAGTAATTTCAATGGATTTTTAGAAAAATGTGATAAAAATTATAATTATACTGGAAAGGAAGCTTATTCTTGTATTTTGCCTCCAGGTTTAAATATTGATAGAAAAAATAAGGCGGAGAAAAAAGTTACTATTACAAATAGTAAATATCTTGAAGAATCAGACTCTTTAGATAAAACAATTTTTCATAGTAAGTCATCCGGATTAATACCTATTATTTATCATGATTATGGACCATTTGAAACGCAAAAATTTTTAGATAATACCCAAAGATTAATTTGCAGATGGCTTTTAACTGCTGGATTTAGTGTTGGTATTAGCGATTTAGTAACTGATAAGCAAACAGAAATGAATTTAAAAACAAAAATCAAAGAAATGAAAGAAAAAGCTTATACTAAATTAGATAATACAAGAAGAGGTTTTATTGAAAATAATAGTATATTTAATAATGAAGATTTTATTGAAAGAGAATTAATTGGAATTTTAAATGAAACAACAAATCAAGTTGGTAAGATTGGTTTAAGTCAAATTGATGAGAAAAAAAATAGAATGATTAATATGGTTAAATCTGGATCTAA